TCATAGTCAAACAAAGACTTTGATGATTCTTCATACATATTCCAAGTAATTTTAGCCTCTTCAATAGCTTCAATAATATCTTGTTTTCTTGCATTCTTTGATATTTCAATGTCAAACGCTAGACATAAACCTTTAAGGTCTCCGATTGTTTTATTAGATAACATAAATCCTCCTAATTATTAATTATACACTAAAAAGAAGTAAGGGTCGAACAAAAGCCCGACCCTTACTAAGATAGTCTTGATTAGCTCGCAGGAACTGCGTATGCTACGGCTGACTTTTCTTCTAGTGCTACACCCATACGGACATATACTGTATATTCTACAGAGTCCTTGCGTGGAACAAAGAAGCGATGTACTGTAACGTCTCTCTGGAAACCCCAAATACGGTTTGTTGGAACTGTAATGTCTACGAAACCTTCTGGGTACAAAGGAACTTCCTGTACTGGAAGACCAAAGATGGTGTATTGAGCACCAGCTGGACCACCAACACGAGGAGTAACTCCATTGATTACACCAGATGCAATGTCATAAGGTACTGAAGTTCCGTCAGTTGTGTTAACTGTACGAAGCTCTGTTAGTAACTCCTGAATATGCTTGCTGTTCATGTAGAACTTTAGATCCTGACGGCGAGCCTTGAACTTACGAGGCAATGCATTGTAGATTGCTTCGATAGCATCAAGAGACAACTTTGTAGAAGAACCATCACCTGATTCTGGGCTTGTTTCCCAGATATTAGTCATGTCTGCTACTGCTGCTGCTGCTTCGTGAACACCTGCATAGTTTGTATCCTTAACTTGACGGACAAACCCTGCAAGAGTTGTATTGTATGTACCATCACCAGAAGATCCTGGACGACCGTTGATTGCAATGTCCTCAAGATCGTTTCCGAACTGAGTTGCCATCAAACGTACAACGTGATCCTCCAAAGACGCACCTTCAATCGAGTCCTCAAGTGATTCGGTTGATAGTTCGTACTGTAGGCGGAACTTTGTTGTTACTAGTTCGACTTTTGTAAATGCTGGAGCACTGTTTGCGCCTGTATCATCAGCTTGTGTAGCTTTTGTAACAAGACGTGAACCAACACGGATCTTATCCAATTCCATAGTATTTCCACGCATCGTAACCTTGCGACCATCGTTAGCGAGAACCATCTGATCAAAGATGTAATCGATAAACTGTGCGGATTGTGTTGGATTAAGAACACCACCTGCGTCACCTGAATTTCCCTGTGCAGTCATTGCACCTGGAGATGTTAGTGGAGAAAGAACTGTGCCACTTGCTGTGGCTTTTTCTAAAATATCACTCATTTTTATTTTTCACCTGCCTTTTATTTTCTAATTTAAGTATTGCGAGGAACTGAGGAAGCGTCCCCCCCATACAGAATCTGACTTCTGCATAGTTGTTTCTGCGGAACTCTCGAGCTCCCCAGATTTCTTTACAGCGGTATCATTTTCTACAGATTCCAATCTTCCATTAATTGTTTGTACTGCATTTACGATATCCGCCAAACCTTTGTTGATCTCTTCTAAACGAGAATCATTTTCTACAAGCTTATCGGTTAAAGCTTTTGTTACTTCTGCAACAGTGTTTACAACACCATTAACGGCAGCAGCATTTGTTTCGCCACTCTTTGTAAGAGCTTCGCCAACAAAATTTTTGATTTCACTAAGAGTCTTTTCAAGGTCAGTCGCCTCACCATTATCGGTGGAAGCGTCATCTGCAGATCCCTCTGTATCTACGGATGTTTCGACTGTATCTTCTGTTACTTCAACTTCATCAGACTTTGCAATCTCTTCTTCTGCTGGGGCTTCTTCAGCTTCAACAATTTCATCAACTACAATTTCTTCTGCAACTTCTACAATTTCTTCAACTGTAGCGTCTTCTGCAACTTCGTTATTTTCAGTCATATCAACACCTCCTTCATTTATTTGTGTGGCAACTGACTTTGCGCCATTTGCCTCATTCACTACTGTGTTAGGTAGAGAAACTTCTTGTTGTACGCCAATAGATTTAAGGACTTTGGTTGTCCAAGATCTAAGTGTACTCATTTTATGTCCTACAACTGTTTTAGATGGTTTCCAAGAATTTCCATCTTTTTCATAAACTCTGATAGTAACCGCTGGATCTTCTGGAGTTCCAGTGATTGTAAAATCAGAATTTGGTACTTTAATTTTACCATTAGTTACTACTCTTGTTATCTTACCTCTTGCTGTACCACCTGAAGAACTCCACTGAACAAAATCTCCAGTAGAATAATCTCCTGCCTTTTTAACATATTTCTTTTTTGGCTTTATTTTACTCCCCATTCTATTTTGGTCTGGATACCTGTTAATTGTATCTTCATTTGTAACAGTTCCTGCTGCTACTTCTTTATGCATTTGAACTACTTTTGACATTGCTTCTTCAACATTTGACTTTGTAATTTCATCAATCCAACCAATAGATGAAAGTTCAGAACGGCATGAAGAGCATGAATATTTTTCTTCATTTGAAAGATATGCCATTTCTTCTTGTTCACACCAGAATACATTTTGGATATTGGACTTGGAGAACATTCCATCCACAACATCGCCATCGATTGTTTTCTGAATAGAAAAAATATTAGCAAACTGATTAGCAGGTGAATCAACAAGTGATAGTTCTACTAAATCATATTCTTTAATGATACGAACTGTTTTGTTTGATTCTTCATCAAGTTCGGTATCTGTTTCTTTAATTGCACCGCCGATTGAAAAACCAGTGAGTGTACCATCAAGAACCATCTCCCAGATGTCTTGAGCACCCTTAGAAACATAAGTATCTACAAATACTCCCGTATATTGCTTCTTTGTTTCTGGGTCGAAAAAAGTGTCTGATCTAAAAGAAACAACCTTTCCTGCTGGAATAGGTTGGTGCATCAATCTTACATTACCACGAAAGTTTGCAAAAGCTTTTTCTGATGCTTCTGGAAGCACTCTATCGCCTTGTTTGTCAATATTATCAAGTGTTGCAAAGCCAGAAACAATACGCTTTTCTTCATCAATCTTAGAAATGGGCATAGTCAAGTTGACGCTGTTACCATTCATAGAAAGCGATGCTTTTTGTAAATTAATCATAACACTTTAATTATACAGTGTTTTTCTTGTTACGGTTGTTGTCTGCCTTCGCCTTGTGCATTTCTTGCACCAGTTTGACCTTCATCTGCTAGATTATTTTGACGCTGTTGGTCTCTTAGTCTATTTCCAGATGCCTGTGCAGTTTGTTCTGCAGCCTGTTGTCCTGTAAGTTGAACTGGCTCATCTCCCCCAGGAATACCAGACATACCCATTCTAGATCTAACTTCATTAGGAAGAATTACCTGCATTCTTAAGTAACGCTCATCAATCTTAGACTGTGTATCCTCATCAGTAAGGGTAAGTTCATTAAATGCAAACTTAAACATATCTGTCTTTTCAGAAATAATTGCAGTAATTCTTTTTTCCAAAGCATCTTGTGCTGGACGAGTAACTTGTTCTTTAAAGCTCTTGTCTGCTTCTTTAGCAGCAGCAAGGGAAAGACCTTCACCTGCACCAACTTTAGTCATTGGAACACGGTGTGCCATAAGGATTTCTTGAAGATTAGACTTACGATACTTATCAAATGATCCGTCTTGAATGCCATTTTCAACAGCTTCCATCTTAACTTCAACCTTAGAACCTGCATCATCTCCAGGAAGTGGGACAATAAGTGTTCTATGAGATTGACCACGAAGGTTATTCTGGAAAAACTCAAATAACTTTGATTCTGCATCTCTAGAAAGTTTTGCTCCTTTAATCCAGAAAATATAGCGTGGTGTTGCTTTGTTTTCAAAGTATTCTAAGTTAAACTTTGAAGCAAACTCATTACCTGCCATAGCATTTTTTGCAGGAACAATAGCAGGAACACCATAATAAGTATTTGTTGGTGTGTAATCAGCAATATGAATAATTTCATTTGGTCTTGGGTCTATACCAATAGGTGCTGGGGTATCTTCTTCATCATGAAAATTCTTAAAGAATGTAAACTTTCCACCAACAAGTTGAACAAATCCATCACGAAGTCTACGAACACGCATTGTTGCAGCAGGAATATGACCAATATATCCAATCTCTCCAGTAGTTTTTCTACCGATTTCAATATATCCATTTCCAGTTGTTGCAAAGTCGAGATATGCTTTTGTCAATGTTGTTGTAAATGTATCATCATCATTTCTTGTATCTAGCCAATCCAAAATCTCTGCTTTTGCACGTTCTAGTTTCTTTCTAGACCTATTTAATTTATCTGGACTATCTGCCATATCTTCAAGCATTTGTTTAACTTTTAAAGAAGGTGTCAAGTCATAACCTAAGCCAACAATATTAGTTACCTTTGCATTAATTGCAGCATAATTAGCAGATGAAACCTCATAGGTTTTACCAAGTGAAATAAGATTATATGGTGGTTCTACTACATCAAAAAGACCGTATCCATATTGAAGGAAGATAAGTTGCTTTGACTCTGCATCATCACCGCCAATACCATTTAGCGGAGCAGCATAAGTTGCAGATGTAGCACCTATTTGTGCTGCCTTTTCAAGTTTTCTTTTAGCATTGCGTTTAAAGTTTTGACTGATTCCATGATACTTTAAAAGTTCTGAAGATGCTAATTTAAACTCATCAACTGTTACAAGCTCTGCACTTTTTTGTAGGCTGTCAATAGCAATGTCTCTTCCCCAAATCATTTGACTTTGAGGTACTTCGTTATCCTCTACTCTTTCGCTCATTTGCAAAAATTTCCTTCCAGTTGTCGGTATCTCCGTAAGGAGTATATCCCTCACCCATTCTGTCAATATCTTCTCTTGCCTGAGTATCGCTAACTCTGCCAACTCCAGGCATAAACTTTGCTACACCATCTGGTTTGCCCCAATACGCTGCTGCTTTTGCAAGAGAGCTCATTTTTCTAATATCATGTTTCATTGAAGGAACATTAAGGGTATTACCATCATCATCCTTAAATGGCTCTCCATTTGGCAAAATCCAAACATAAATTCCATATTCTGCGGTAGACTCAACCGCTTCTACACCCTTTTTAGTATTATTCATACCACTATGATACCATTTTTACTATTCTGTGGCAATAGTTTGTGCAATAGGCTTAATATAATTTTTCCATTTAATTTTTTCTCTTAAAGATATTTCTGAAAAAGATGTTCCATTATATTCAAAATGTCTTAATCCATTATTTTTTGAAGGTACTGAATAAACATCTCCATTAGATAATGCTATTTTTGTAAGAACTAGGCTTCCTGTAGAATTTACAGTTTTCTTTTGATAGTTATCCATTGTTGTAACAGTGTAAAGATAATGCTTTCCAGATACTGGAGCATAAATAATAACTTTATCTCCTGGAATTAATTGTTTATTATCAACAAGAGTTTTTTTGTAAACAGCGTCATTATACTCTTTTGCATAATTTGTAAAATATAAAACAGTATTTGCTGTTGTGGTAACTGATTTATTTAAACTTAAAGTAGTTAGGGCTAGGGAATCGTTTGTAGATATTCCAGTAATTAAAGCATTAAATACCCCTGCTTGAGAAGTTCCAAGTAAAATAGAGTTATTTTGAGTTAGATAGGCACTAGATGGAACCTGAATAGATGCTGTTGTTCCAGTAGTATAGGTTAATTTTTGAATACTATCATCATTAATATCTTGTTGAATATAATTGATTGGGATGGTGACTGTAGATGCACCTGCTATTGATGACAAAATAGTATTATTTGTGTCAGTCATTAGAACGCTGGCTTCTTCTACCTTAGGTTTATAATATGTATAAATTTTATATGGAATTGGTGCAACAGTTTCTGTTTGTTTATCATTAAGTTTTATAATAGCATTGTCTGTAACACTTGCAGTAACGCCTCCAACGGTAAGGTTATATAAGTTTGTAATAAAACTAGCATATGAAGATGAAGCTACATATGGGCTTGAAAATAGCATCAACTGGTCAATATTAATTAGTGCTGCTTGTCCAGATGCACCCAATGTTATAAGAGGAAGGCTAAGTGGGGTAGTAAAAACTAAAGTTACTTGTTGCCACTGATCTAATAATACTGGACCATTTGACGCAGAACCGTTAATATAAGATGTAATATTAGATCCCTTTGTTACTGTTCCAGTGCTACCGATACTAAAGTTAGTATTTGCATTGCTTGTATTGAAAACTGAATATGTTCCTGCACTTTGACCAGATGAAATATATAGCATAAACGATACAACCTTTATACCAGAACCTTCAAGTGATTGGATATCATGATTAATAGTTGCATGTGTTTTATAAAGGTTTAGTCCACTATAAAATCCATTATAAAGTAGAGGTGTTTCAATAAGGTCTGGAATATTTAATGATGATGACGTAGAGTCAAAATATATTTTTGCTGGATTACCGCCTGGAGATGAATTATTAAGAATATAGTTTGTTGTTCCAGAATCATCTGTTTCTACTGGATATGTGAAAAGTCTTAAATAGTTAATGGCAGCTGGTCGATTAACCAAGTCATCTGTTGATAAAGTTATGGATATTGAAATAATGTCAACTGGGTTTGTTGTTGAATTTTCTGCTTGAACTGATGATTTATTTAACCAAGAGCCAGAAGTAATTATCCTATCTGATATTACTGTATCTGAAAGACTTGTGCTTGTAACGGCTCCATTTGAATAAACCTTTGAAGAAAAACTTGTTGTTGCAGAAGATGATCCTTTTGGATTTCCAACCTCAATTCTAGAAAATCCTGTAATTATTGAATTAATTGGACATAGGGATTGTTTTGAAATATCAATTACTGCTGAAGCGGAAGATGCAATTATAAATCTTTTTTGTTCGTATGACGGTGTTGTTGTATATATATTAGATAATAATGCAATGTCTGAAACTGTTGTATTTTCAGTAACAGTTGAATTAACTGCTCTTATTTCTTCAAGCTTTCCTTGAAAATAATTTTGTGCAATAGACTGATTTGCATCATCAAACCAAGTTTCATCAGATCCTATTCTTATTGAATATGCAGATAGAGATACATCAGAAAGGGTTGGTTTAGAGTAGGTTATATCTCCAGCTGTTCCATAAAAAATAAACTGACCAGATGTTTTTACATAAAAACCAACATAAAAATCTCCACTTATTGTCGGTGCAGCATTAGTTGTTAAAGTTCCATTAATATCAAAAACTATGTTTGAATTTATCAAATAGCATTCAATATAATTTAAGGACTCTTTTGATCCAACTAAAAACAAAGTTTGTTTTGTTGAGCTAACGGTAACTCCACTGCCATTAAATCTAAATATCCATCCACCATCATTTTGAGGAATAATTACATCTGCATTTTTTATCTCAAGATATGATGATGAGTTAAATGAAAAACCAGTGCTTGTAAACAATGAATCTTTATTAGATAGATTTAATCCAGATACTTGACCAATAAATGGTTCTTGTTGTTTTTTTACTGTTAATGTTCCATTATTCAATGACACATTGCTATAAGAAGAAAGGCTCCAAGGGTTTTGTGAACCATAGTCATATTTTCTTATTGGACCGTGAGTGTCCATAGAAAAATTATAAACTGCTCCACCGTTATTGTTTATAAATGATGCTGGGATATTATATCCACATCCGTAAACAAAATGCCTTAAAGATCTTTCTCTTGGAAGAACAAAGGAGTATAGAGAAATACAATCAAACTGTATATTTGAAATATTTGCTGGCTTAAGGAACCAAAAAAACTCATCTGCACTATCATATAATGGAAATAATGACTCTGGGTTATATATTGATTTTGAAGATAAAACTCCGTTAACGGTTAAAGATATTTCATTTGGAGAATAAGAAGCAACAATATGAAATGGCTTATTTATGGAGTCAATCTGGACAGCAGTTTCAAAGTATCTATTTACAGTTCCCAACCTAAATACAAAATAGTCATTTTTTAAAAATATAGAGGTGGCGTAATCATTGTCCCCAATACCGTTAACATCATACTTTTTAACAATTACCTGTTCTGTTGAATGTGATGTATCTAGTTTTACCCAAAACTCTAGAGAAGATTTATTTCCAACATCTTTAGCAGACATCTTGTTTAGTGATGGAATTTTTATATATCCACTGCCAGCAATCTTAATTGACTGTTTTTCTCCATAAACAATAGGAATATTTACCTTTGTTGCTGTATTGTAAACACCAGTATTAAAGGCTGTTGCACCACCATCAGTATATAAAAACCTATCTGGCGTGACTGCAGAACCATCCGTTACAGTAGAGTCATTTAAAGACCAAGTAATAGCTGGACTATCTTTTTGAATTATTGCAGAATAGGACATATGGCATCCATTTTATTATACCGCTTTAGAGATCTCGTTTATCTCACAAGCTCCTGCAACACAAGCTAAATCTTGTACGGAAGTTGTCCCATCAAATGTTTCATAGATTTCAAGCCATTTCCAGTCAAGATCCGCAGGAGTCTCTGAAACAAGAAGTTCATACTCTTCCTTGTTGATTTCCTGATATGGGGCTTGCTGATAAGTATGCTCTGAATAAGGTAAGAAAGATACACCAGACATTTCATCAATGTGTTCAAATACCCAAGCACCTACCGCCATCCATTCATTTTCCTTTACGGATACTGTAATAGAAGGTTTATGTTCTGCCCAATGACGTTGGTATGCAAGCCAGATATCTAAATGCTGTACCGCCGTCAAATCCTGACGAAGAGTTGCACCTTCTGGAGCAGCAATAGGAAAAGTAAAGACCATAGTGTCACTTGGCTTCATTACATCTGGCTCATGCTTTACTCCCATATCAACCAAGAATGCGGTGATTGGATCTTTCATATCTCCACGAATAGTACGAGCATAATACTGGGAGTGCCAAGGATGCATTCCTGAAGAAGCATTAACAAGTTGAGAAACTGTTCCAGATGGCTTTACACAAGAGATAGCTGTTGCTGGATTAATACCCATTTTCTTTGCCCAGAAATTATTAACCTCTACAGAGTGTAATCTAAGCTCGTCTAACCACTGCGATAGCTTTTCTACGCCCTCAGAGCCATTCAGAACAGGGTGGGAGAGTTGACCTGTTAGTGAGACACCAAGTAATCTTTCTTCCTCACAGTTCTTCTGCCAGATTTTTCTTAGATACTTAAAACGGGTAAATGAAGATTGAACAGTTCCAAGAATTGTTGCAAGTTCTACCTTATCCTTTAGTGTATTTAAATCATCAGTATCTCTAACCACAACCTCTGTTAGGTTGCAGAACTGATATGGTCTAAGAATAATTTCTGAACAAGGGTTTGTTCCAAACTCTGCATTTTCTCTACGACCATTTTTTGCTGCAACATTTTGAGCAGCCTGACGACTAAAGATACCACGCTCTCCAGACTTTGAGTCATATAGTGACTTCCATTCGTCCATAAAAACTTCCATAGTTGGCTTTGTGTTATACACAGCAGAGTTATTTGCTAAGGCACGTTGTCCTGAATATTCCCACCAAGAACCTGACTTTGCTGCTGCCATATTACGATCTTCAAGGTCTGATAAAGAAATCATTGCTGATCTACGCACACCACCAACAACTACAACTTCTGCAATCTTGCACATAAGGTCGTGTGCTTCTAGTGGTGTTAGTTTACGACCTGCTGCTTGCTTTATTGTAGCAACAGAAAACTTAAATAAACGATCTAATGGGTCTGGACCTGATGCACGACCACCAAATGTTTTTAGACGAGCACCTGCTGGACGGACCCCAGACATATCCCAAGATGGGACTTGACCTTGCCACAAAAGTGCAAGAAGTTCCTTAAACGCTCTAGCCCAACCTGCTTTAGAGTCTTCAACAACAATGACAGAACCTGTTGGCTCAAAGTGTTCGCTTACTTCTGGAAGCTGATTAACATAGCGTGATTCAACTGAGTAGCCTACCCCAGTTCCACACATAAGAATATACATTGATTCATCAAAAGAACGAAGTGAGTCAACTGGTAGATAGGCACAGTTATAAATGCAGGTATTATCTCTTTCAAGTGCTGGACCTGCTGTCATAAGACCACGCATAGACGGCATGACTTTTGTTTCTAGAATAGCATTACGAATGCTATCTTTAATTGACTGGTCTAGTTCAAAATCGGTGTGCTTCTTTGTAGCCTCAAAGATATAGTTCATATAACGGTCAACCGTTTCATCCCAATTCTCTCGGCGATTATCATCTTCTCTCCATCTTGCGTACCTTGTCTTATGTATTACTTGCTGATATGCCGATGGCAAAGAAACTGTCATTTTTTTTATTTACTCCGTCTATTTTTAATTCCCCTAAAAAGTGGGGTAGTTACTATTGTACCTCAAATAGCGTTAGTGGTCAATAAGAAATCGGTGTGATATGATTAACAAATGATAACAATTCAAGAATTACATAGATACAAAGATTTAGTTGAACAAGGATTTATTCCTTCAATACCTTGTCCTATGGGCAGCGATCATTTACCGCCAGTTCCTTTTGTTAAAGATGATGAACCTGTTATGTGGTGTTTAGAATGTGACACAAAGTTACATCTGGGAGAAAGAAAAATTACACTAATTAAAAAATTAATTGGTAATATCTGATACTACAACGATTGGACCTTTAAGAATTGTTGAAACAACTCCAGAGTTAATCATTTGAATATCATATTCATAAATCTTATTTCCAGAAAGCTTTGCTGATTCTGTTGCTGTTAAAGTTGCAGTAACATTTCCACCAGCACCACTTGTTATAGTAAAGGCAAATGATGCAACCAATGTGCTCTTTCCTTTTTCTTTAATCTGTCCAGAAAAAGTATGCCCTGTAATATTATAGTCTGCATTTCCAGAGTCAAGAGATAGGTTAAAAGAGAACGTATCACCTTTATAAACTTTAAATGACTTAAAGCCTGGAAGCACTTTATCCAACCACCACTACGGTATACTGTCCTGCAGTCGGTACGCTATTAGTGTTAATTGTAACAGCACTTGTGCTGGTATGCAAAACTTCTACTTCAACTTCTGCCCAAGGAGTTGTTGATTCAAATACTGAAACAGTAAC